ATTCTGAAATCCACTTAATGGTTGACAATGGAATTTCTTTTTGTTTCAATTGGGATTCCCATTTCCCCAATACCTCTTGAGCAATTTCACCTAAATTAACACCTTTTAGTTCTCTTTCTTTCTTAAATGGATTACAAGATGCTTGTACTAAACCCAATGGCCATGCTATCACTAAAAAATCTGCCTCAGGGTTGTTTTTAAATGGGGTATATCTGTCATAAGAACCAGGTGAGGTCATTTTACCTCCTCCGTACTGAACGATTATATTATCTTCAACTTTTACATTTGGATGTGTTTCCATTTGTTTGATATATCCCATCTTATTTTTTTCTAATTCTGGTATAGAAGCATACCCTTTCTCGAGCATAATTCTTTTAATATTCAAAACTAAATTGAGAATAGATGGTTTGGTTACCATAACAAGTTCTTCAAGAAACCCTGGTTTGTTCTTAAATGCTAACAACAATTTATTTGCAACCAAGCCTAATGCAAATTTATTTTTTTTCAGAGACTCATCTTTGTCCAACCTAAAAACATAATTTATAACTTCATCAACTGTTATTTGATTTGCCGCGTAATTAGCAGAATCAACAGTTGATATCAACAACAAATCATCAGAAGTAAAAATTTCTTTTGGTGAAACTATTTGTGATATTGTTTCCACGTTAGACCTTGACTGTCTAAATGACTTAGATTTGGTTTCTTCCGCCCCAGCTTGTCTGTCATGATGGTCAGTATGAATAATGAACATTGGTTTACCATGTGCAAAATCAACTAACACGGGCATAGTATCACCTTGTGCGTCATTTTTTTTTACCGCAAATTCTTTATCACCGTATTGTATTACATGAGCATCAACCACTTTAATACCATTATTTTCCAAATAATGTTTCATAGCAACCGCCGTAGTTACACCGTCTAAATCTTGGTGAAAATAAATTTCTGCTTTTGGGTATCTTTCAGAAAGTTTTTTTATTTCTCTAATCCCACTTTCAATTAATAATGACATAAATTAAGCTATTTTAAATCCCCCACCAATCATAGAGGTTAACATACTTATGGGGTCTAATCCACCTGCCGATTTAGAACTTGGTTGTCCACTTGGTGGTGGTGGCGGAGGTACATTGGTTCCTCCAACCATTCCTCCGAATTCCTGTTGAGCATACTGTTGAGCTTGAGGGGTATTATTGTATTCTGTTATTTTATCTTGAATGTCAGGATATTGTTGTTCTAATTCTTCAGGTCCGACAAAATTTCCAACACCCAAGAAATCTAATAAACCTAAATACCATTTTGTTCTTCTCATTAAAGACCTTGTTGCTCTATTCCCCCAAAGTCGACCCATACCACCTGAAATATATTTTGATTTAAATGATTGACCTTCTCCTTTATAATCTCTAAACCCTCTAAATGATTGTTGTTTTTTTAGTTCACTTGCTAATAACTCTTTTTCAGACTGACTAAGTGCTTGTTTTTCTGCCTTAGAGGCTAATTTACCTGTTATCTCCGTAGAAACTTTCATCTCTTTACTAGCTCCTTTGAAAATATTTACATATTCTTCAATAACATTTACTAATCCCTTGAGTCCTGGAACTTTACCTACCGAACCTTTCAATAAAGACATCAATTTTTCACCCCAACTTGGTGCCGTTTCTACCATTTTTCCTATCGGTCCTCCCGCAGTTTTTGCAGTTCTTCCTATTTTCACAGCATCTCCTGTCAATGCAGCCGCTTTAAAAGCCTTCGCCGCTCCACCTCCTAATTTCATTAAACCAACTACGGGTTTAGCTATAAGGTCACCCAAGTAAGGTATTACAGAAATCCAAGATAAAATCGCGTATAATTTGTCTCCCTGTCTCCAATAACTTACTCCGTTTATTAAATCAACAATACCTGTTGGGTCAAATATTCCGACAATATCTCCCAAAGTATTGTACCATTTAGATTCGTTTAATAATTTAACTTTTTCAGGATATAAAACTTTAAGAAATTCAACAACGAATATTTTATCTAACCCTGATAATTTTAACCATTTTTCATCAATAATTTTTAACCTTTCTTCTTGATAAATCTCCTCAATTCTATTTTTGAGTTCGGATTCAGTATATAATGTTTTTTCCATCTCGATATTTTTTTTTATAAATATCTATAAAAACAAAAGAGGTCACATTTGTGACCTCATTTTCAAAACTCTAATTCTTGTTGTTTTTTTGAATCTACAAATGATTGGACTCGTTCATTTGCTATTTGACAATAGTTCGGACTTAGTTCAATTCCTAACCACCTTCTATCTAATATTTCAGCGGCAACCAAACTTGTTCCTGAACCTGCAAATGGGTCAAGAATAATATCATTTTTATATGATAAAATCTTTATCGCCTTTGTAGGTATATCCATGGAAAAGGTTGCTTTAGTAAGAGATTTTGTATCAGCAAAATATTTCCATTGACCGTAAACCAAACTGATAAACTCCTTTTTATCTTCTTCAGAATAAACTATTTTTTTCTTTAAAGTCCCGTCTTCTTGTTCAATTTCCATTGCCTCACCTTTCCATTGGGGGTCACCTTTAACTTTCTTTATATGATGTTTTTTATAAGCTAAAATAACACATTCCTTTGGGTTATAGATGTAGGGTGAACTTGGGCTCATCCATGAGCCCCAAGCAGTTGTCTTACTCCTGTGTGGACTATCTTCTTCCAAATCAACGATTCCGAAAAATTTAAACCCAACTTCCTTCATTATTTGATAAACTTCAGACACGAAAAAAATTCTTCCACCTTTATCTTGTCGGTTTATTTCATAGGGGATATTCAAAGCAATTCTTCCATCGTCTTTTAGAACTTTTAGAGCCTCTTTTAACCAAAGACGTGTAAATTTTTTATATTCTTCAAATTCCATATCATCATGATGAACATCATAATCAATTCCTACACCATAAGGAGGTGACGTACAAATCAAATCTATACTTCCTTCTGGTAATGTTTTCATTACTTCAATACAATCACCATTTATAATCTTATTAACTTCCATCTCTAAAATTTTGCGAACATTGAACGTTCTTGACATTTATTTTTTTCTTCCTCAACAAATTTAATAAATTTGATTAGTTTAATCCACTTTTTTTTTATATTAATTAATAATTTTTCCATATTGTTTCAGTTTTAGTTTTTTTATTGAAATTACCATCAATTGTTTTCACTTCGAATTGAATTTTTTCAAAACCATTGTCAGTCAATTTATTGTAAAGTTCACAATCATATCCACTTATCAAAATTTTGGACTTACTTTCGATAACGGAATCTAAAAACTCAATATGCCCTTCTCTATTCATGTCTACTTTGTATCTAGCATTTGTTCTTGTTGATTGTTCATAGGGTGGGTCACAATAAATAAAAACTTTAGGATTGTTATATTTTTTAATCAATTTAACCCCATCCATATTAGTCACCATAACTCTAGATAATCTATTATGTAATTCGGGTAATCTATCAATAGAGGATAGGAAATCAGAAACCGCTTTACTCATTCCCCTTCTTATATGTGAATTCATTGAAAATCCTCCGATTCCATTATGTGATGTTCTGTTTACATAAAAAAAATTAAATGCTCTATCAACCATAGAAATGTTTTCATTTGTCAAATTTTCTTTGCATTCTTTTCTTAATTGCTCACAATATAAAACTAAATCACATCTACGTTTAAACTCTTCAAATAAATCCTTGTCTGAAATTACTTTATAAAGAGAGTAAACATTTTGTTCTAAATCATTATATATTTCAATTTTGGCAGGATTACTCATTAATCCAACTATGTATGTTCCTCCATACGGTTCGATGTATGTATCATACTCAGTTGTGGGAAAATGTTCTATTATTTTATTATAGAAACCTCCTTTACTTCCGTAATATCGTATAGGTGAATTCATTTTTTTTCTAATTGTTCAATGTGGTGTTGGAGGTACCACAAACCTTTTTTTAAATCTTCCAATTCCTTTTCTTTGTTCTTTTTCCCCGCTCTTGAAATGTACTTCACGGTATTACCAAGTGAAAACCCTAAATTCCAAGCATCAATTACTTTAATTGCCTCATATTCATTATTTTTACCAAATTGGTAATGGTCAGGGTGATTAACCATTTCTTTGTTTTCCATAATTATACTTTTATTTACTGTTTACATCAAATTTTAGTTCTTCTGAAGGTATATTTGCTTTAGATTCCATCATTTCATCAGTCAAAATGTAATTTTCATCGTTTCTATATTCATCTAATAAATCTTTTGAACTTGGGATTCCATTATATTTTTCTCTTATGATATCGAAATTTTTTGTGTTTACGTTAGAAAACATATTATGTAATGTCTCATTTAATTCGTCTGCCATGTCTAAAGTTTCAATTAGAACTTTAGCTATTTTATAAGGATTACCGTTCGATGCTGGTCTTCTATCTTCAAGATATCCTTTCCAATCATTTACCGCAGTTTGAGCGGGAATTCTGATTGAAGCACCTCTATCACTTACTCCACACGAAAACTTATCAATTGATTGTGTTTCATATCGTCCTGTTAATCTCAAGTGGTTGTCAGAACCATAATTTTTAATATGGACATCCTGTCTTGCTTCTAAAGCGGAAAATAGACTTTGGAAATACTTTTCACCACCTTCTTCTCTCATTCTTTTAGTTGAAAAATTTGTGTGTAGTCCTGAACCATTCCATTCACCATACAGGATAGGTTTTGGGTGATATTCAATATGATTATTATATTTTTCAGAAATTTTATCTAAAAAATATCTACACATCCATAAGTCATCACACGCCTTTATTTTACCTTCAGAGAACACTTGGAATTCCCATTGTCCTAAAGCAACCTCAGCGTTTATACCAGTTATATTAATCCCATATTCTAAACACATATCTAAATGCTCTTCAACTAATTCTCTTCCTACCACATTTGAGCCTACACCACAATAATATTTTCCTTGAGGTTCCATCCATCCTTCTGTTTTATGACCTAAAACAGGTTTTCCTTTTCCTTCTCTAATAAAATACTCTTGCTCAAATCCAAACCAAATATCTTTATCTTCTTCTCCTAATTTAGCTCTATCGTTGGTTTCATGTGGTGTTCCATTTGGATTCATTACTTCACATAATACGTAAACTTTTGTTTGATTTATATTTGAGTAGACTCTAACAGGCTTTAATATACAATCAGATTTTGAACCTTCCGCTTGTAGTGTTGACGAACCATCAAAGTTCCAGTGTGGTATGTCGTCAACTGAAAAAATTCTATCATCTGATTTTATTATTTTAATTTTACTTCTCAAATTTGGTTCTGGACTATATCCATCCAACCAAACGTACTCTATTTTCCTTATCATTTTAATTTTTTTATTTGATATGTTTTATTTTTTTCTTCGATAATCCCTTGCTCGACCAAATCATTCAAAATTTCATTAGTTTGAATTTCGTCCAATTTTAGGATGTTATTACAGATAAATTCGAAAGTCAATGGACTTCTCAATTTACCTAACAGTTCATTAATTTTATTTTCTTGGTTCATTTTGAATGATATTTTTCAATTTTTTATCATCAATCCCCTTCAAATATAAATCATAAATCTCGGAGGATTTATCATCACAAAAAAAAAGAGCGTCCGCTTCAAAAATTTTGGAAACTGAACACTCATTCTCAATAAATTTTTTTAAACTTTCTATACTAATATATCTTTTATTGAACCCCATTTGGCAATAATTTCATAAGTTTGTTGTTTTCATTTTTAACAGTTTGAGAAATATAACTCATAACTTTTCTTTTGAAAATTGGCACCAATGTTTCTTCCATCGGAAAAATATCGTCACAAATAATCTCAAATACAGGTAATTTATGATTTTTAGATTTATTTTGTGATAACATAAAATTAGAAATAATATCCGATATTGTCAATTCAGATGAAGGTTCTTTATAGATTAATTTTATTGAAGTTTTAGTATTATTTTCAGAATTTTTTAATTTTCTGATTGAATATTCCCAAACAAAAAGATTCTCTTTATTATCAAAATAGAAAAACCCTTTTTTCGAGGACATGTTGTTTTTGTTTTTCTTAACATTAATTTTTATTGAATCATAAACAATTGTCCAAATTGATTTAGTTATCTGAAAGTAGTATTGAAGTTTAGGTAATGTATTTTTTAAAATTTTTTGATACTCTTCATATTCATCTTTCGCCAAAACTGGAATGTCCTTTAACTTCAAATCAGAAAAAAGTAACTCATCATCGAATGATGACAATTCTCTATCAGTGTATAAAATTTTATCTTGATTTATTAAAGTTTGTATATTACCAAGATGTAAAGATATTTCCGTAAACAATGGATAAACTTTCATTTCATCCAAGTTTTTATTAAGTTTCTGAAAATAACTAAGAAGTCTGTATTCTTTTTCTTCTGAATCAACAATACCGTCAAACATCCAATCGGTATCCATCAGAAACTTTACTTTATTTTTACCTTTGTTTGTCATTTATATAAAATATAAATAAAGTTTTCACATAAATGAAGAATTTAATTAATTCTCATTATGTAATAATATTCGCCTTCAATAGATTCAGAGTCATATGTCCCATCGTAACTATTCATTATACCCCAACCGTCACTTCGTACTAACTCTTCCGCTAAACTGTCTTCATCGATATATTCTTTCAATTCTAAACCATAATCTTTCATATAACGCATTGGGTTGGTCATAGCTTCATCTATTTTTTCCTGTAATTTTTCTTCAATCATGTCTTCAGTTGGCTCGGTGTCAGGTTCAATTGAATCCAATTCTTCTTGTGCGTCATCTCTTTTTGTTTCCGCATCATCAATCATTTTTTGAATTT